AAAAGGAGGAAACGGCTATGGAAATCAACATCACGGCTTTGGCTGCGACCATTACCGCACTTGGCGTTGTCCTTGGTGCGGTGTTCGGTATTTACCGATGGTTCTTAAAGCAGGAAAAGCAAGACCGAGACATCAAGGCCATTAAGGAAGAGCAAACCGTGCTTGTTCACGGTGTCCTCGCTTGCCTTATGGGTTTGAAGGAGCAAGGGTGCAATGGCCCCGTAACAGAAGCCATTGAACAGCTCGAAAATCATATCAACAAACAAGCACACAAATAAGGAGGTACGTGCAATGACCAATTTTGAAATCGCAACCATCCCTGCGTTGGCTGCAATCGTGTACACCATTATCGATATCATCAAAACCGCTATGGGCGGTGATGAGAAATTCAAGAGGTTTATTCCTCTGATCGCTTGCTGCCTTGGTGCGGTATGCGGTGTCGTTGCTTTCTACTTCGTTCCCGGTGTTATGGGAACGGAGAACTTGCTTGTGGCAATCGTCCTCGGTTCTGCAAGCGGTCTCTCTGCGACTGGCACTAACCAGGCAGTAAAACAGCTCACCAGAACGGCCACAAAGGAGGGCAAATAATATGAAACTGTATAAGCTCATTCTTACTGAAAATGCCTGTTATAAGGCGGGCAAGAAAATCAAGGTCAAGGGTATTATGGTTCACTCCACCGGGGCGAACAACCCAACTCTCAAACGCTATGTCGGTCCCGATGACGGCAGACTCGGCAAGAATCAATATAACAACCATTGGAACACCTATCATCCCGGTGGTCGTGAGGTGTGTGTTCATGGCTTTATCGGAAAGCTGGCTGACGGCACCGTTGCTACTTACCAGACCCTTCCTTGGGACCATCGTGGTTGGCACGCAGGCGGCTCGGCTAACAACACGCACATCGGCTTTGAGATCTGCGAGGATGGTCTGACCGATGCCACCTATTTCAAGAAGGTTTACCAGGAGGCCGTGGAACTCTGTGCCTATCTGTGTAAAGAGTTCGGTTTAACCGAGAAGAACATCATCTGCCACAGCGAGGGGTACAGACAGGGCGTTGCTTCTAATCACGGCGATGTTATGCACTGGTTCCCCAAACACGGCAAGTCTATGGACACCTTCCGTGCGGATGTTGCAGCTCTGCTCAAGAAGGAAACGGCTACGACTGGCAAGCCTACCACTTCTACCACAGCTACTGTCACCACCGAAATCAAAGAGGGTGATAAGGTGGAGTTCACCGCTACGGCTGAAAAGTATAACCCCTCCAGCTCTACCATTCCGGCTTGGGTAAAAAACGATTATTACCATATCGTAACGCAGACCACCTCTAACGGCAAAAAGGTCACCAAAGGTGGTAAGATCTGCGTATTGCTCGGCAAGAAGGTCAAGAAGTCTGGTGGCAATACTGTAGCGGGCATCAACACCTGGGTTGCTGTAGATAACCTCAAGGTTGTGTCCGGCTCTGTCAAAGTGGAAGAGCCCTATCGCATTCACACCGTTGTTCATGGTGATACGCTGTGGGCAATTGCCAAGAAGTATCTCGGTGATGGTAATCGCTATCCCGAAATCGTAAAGCTGAACGGACTCAAGTCCAACGTTATCTATAGCGGTAACAAACTGAAAATCCCTAACTAATCCTATGACGCCCATCGTTCCTTTTTTGGTTCGGTGGGCGTTTTTTTATTTTTAGGGGCCCCAAAACACCACTTTTTTCTCCGTATAGTGAAGGAGGTGTTTGCTTTGACCGAAAGGGAGAAACGGAAATTAAATCATCTTCAACTTAAAGGGTACGGGTACAAGAAAATCTCTACCTTGCTTGAACTGCCCACAGAATATGTAAAAACCTACTGCCGCCGAAACGAACCGAGCGAAACCTCCACCTGTCTGCAATGCGGTGTTTCTTTCCCGGTCAAGCCAGGAAGGTGTGTTCAGTTCTTCTGCTCCGACAAATGCCGTGCCAAGTGGTGGAGTGCAAACCGCAAAAAACCTAACCCGACTGCTGTCTATAAAAAGACTTGTGCCTATTGCGGTAGAGAGTTTGAAGTGTACGGCAGAAAGAACCAAAAATACTGTAATTGGGATTGTTTTTCACTTGCCCGTCAGAAAGGAGAAAAATAATGGACAAGGAATACTATCAGCGTTTGACAGCGTACCGATCGGCAATGAGCCTGGCTCTGGCATTGCAAGAACGTGGCATTATTTCGGAGAAAGACTACGCCAAAATTGATACAATTATGGCCAAAAAATACCGCATAAATTCGGGTAGTATATTTCGCTGAATTGACTGGATATGTAGCAAATACAGAGGTAATATGTGACACGAAAAGGAGGTATTTTTAGTGGAAAGACAAATAGAACAAGTTGATTTTTCAACGCCCTCCTGGCTGAACCGAAAACGAGTCGCTGCGTATGCGAGAGTCTCATCCGGCAAGGATGCTATGCTTCATTCCTTATCCGCCCAAGTGAGCTACTACAGCAACCTAATCCAAAGTAATCCTGAATGGAAATTCTGCGGTGTCTACGCTGACGAAGCCCTCACGGGAACAAAAGACAATCGAGATAACTTCCAAAGGCTTCTGGACGATTGCCGAGCCGGACTTATTGATATGGTCATCACGAAATCCATATCCAGACTGGCACGTAACACCGTGACCTTACTTGCGACTGTACGGCAGCTAAAGGAGTTGGGCGTGGATGTGTTCTTTGAAGAACAGAACATCCATACGATGAGTGCCGATGGAGAGCTTATGCTTACGCTCCTCGCATCCTTTGCCCAGGAAGAAAGCCTCTCGGCAAGCGAAAACCAAAAATGGCGCATACGAAAGGCTTTTGAACGAGGCGAACTCATCAACATTCGCTTTCTGTTCGGTTACACGGTGGAAAAGGAAGTGTTGACAATCCACCCTGAACACGCACAGATTGTTAGAGAGGTTTTCAACCGAGCCATTGCCGGGGAGTCATTCAAAACCATCGCAGAGGATCTTGAAGAGCGAGGAGTTCCAAGAGAAAACGGCGGGCATTGGTGTCATCAACGCATACGTGACCTTTTATCAAATGAAAAATACCTGGGTCACGCATTGCTCCAAAAGCACTACACCAATAACCACCTTGACAAAAAGGTTCTTAAAAACAATGGTGAATTGCCTCGGTACTTCGTTCAGAACATTCATCCGGCTATCATCGACCAAGAGACCTTTGATAAAGCACAGGAGCTTTTGGCTCGAATGGACGAGAAAAAAGGCACTCGCAAGCCTGCGACACTTTCAGTTTTCTCTGGCAAAATAAAATGCCCAAAATGCGGTAAGCCATACAGAAGGCAGGTTCGATGGAACGTGGTAGCTTGGAATTGTGACACTTTTCTCAAACGAGGAAAGAAATACTGCCACGGAAAGAAAATCCCCCAAATCACCTTGGAGGCAACCTGCTGTAAGGTTTTAGGGATTGAAGAATTTGACCCCGCTGTTTTCAAGCGAGAGATTGACCACCTTGTAATACCAGAGCCGAATCACATTCAGTTCATTTTCCGTGACGGACGGGTGGTTGAAGAAGTATGGAAAGACCGCTCACGCAGCGAGAGTTGGACTCCTGAAATGAGAGCCAGGGCGCGTGAGCAATTAATAGCGAGAGGAGGACAATTCGGTGCAAAGACAAGTAACAGTAATTCCGGCAACGATTAACCCCTTAACACGCCTTGCTGTAAATCAGCCTCGCAAGCGACGTGTTGCTGGGTATGCCCGTGTTTCAACAGACAGCGAAGAGCAGAAAACAAGCTACGCTGCCCAGGTTGATTACTACACCACTTATATTCAGTCCCGTGAGGATTGGGAGTTCGTGGATGTTTACACCGATGAAGGTATTTCAGGAACGAATACCAAACGGCGAGAAGGCTTTAACAGAATGATTGATGATGCCCTTGCCGGAAAGATTGATTTTATAGTGACAAAGTCGGTCAGCCGATTTGCACGAAACACGGTTGATACCCTTTCAACCGTTCGTCAACTCAAAGAAAAAGGCATCGGCGTTTACTTTGAGAAAGAGAATATTGACACCCTGGACAGCAAGGGCGAATTGCTTATTACCATTATGTCGAGTCTCGCCCAAGAAGAGAGCCGTTCCATTTCCGAGAACATTACCTGGGGGCAGCGTAAAAGGTTCGCAGACGGCAAAATCAGTCTGCCATACAAGAGCTTCCTTGGTTATGAAAAGGGAGAGAACGAAATTCCTCGCATCGTAGAGGAAGAGGCAGTTATCGTAAGAAAGATCTACGCACTTTTTATGAGCGGTAAGACCCCAGGTGGTATTGCACAGCAACTCACCGAGGAGGGCATCCCTACACCGAAAGGTGGCTCGGTATGGTCACCCACGACAGTTAAAAGCATACTCACCAATGAGAAGTACAAGGGTTCGGCCATTCTGCAAAAAGAGTTCACCGTTGATTTCCTTTCCAAAAAGAAAAAGGTCAACGAGGGCGAAGTTCCCCAGTACTACATTGAGCATAGCCACGAACCCATCATTGACCCTCGTGAGTTTGATATGGTTCAAGCGGAAATAAAACGCAGAAAAGGAATGGGTAAAAAGTATAGTGGCAACACAGTATTTGCCACCCGTGTAATTTGTGGTGATTGCGGTACGATGTTCGGTGCAAAGGTATGGCACTCAAACAGCAAATACCGCAAGGTTATATGGCAATGCAATCATAAATTCCAGAAAGGACACCATTGCCAAACTCCCAACGTTACCGAAGAAGAGTTAAAGGCTCGATTCCTCGCAGCATACTCCCAAGTATGTGATCAGCGAGACGAGATGCTTGAGAACTGCCGATTGATGCAACAAACCTTGACCGACTGCTCGGCTATTGAAACTGAAATTGCAGAGGTTATGGGTGAGATTGAGGTTATATCTGAACTGGTACGAAAAGCCATTAACGAGAACTCAAAGGCTGCTCAAGACCAAGATGAGTATAACCGAAAGTATGACAGCCTGGTTAAGCGTTATGAAACCGCACAAAAGAAGCTCACGGCATTGAACGAAGAAAAACAACGCCGGAATGACCAGGCCGATGCATTTGGAGCATTTATGTTTGAACTAATGGAATACGATGAACCCCCAACTGCCTTTGATGAAAAGTTGTGGGCATTGGTGATTGACAACGTTACCATTTACGCTGATGGCAGAATGGTATTTCACTTCAGAATTGGCCTTGATATTACAGCATAAACCCCTACAAAAATAAAGGCTCGGAAGCACCAAAGCCTCCGAGCTTTTTTCGTTCTATGGGTGGGTTATAAGACATTTACCACGGGAACACCGACTCTATTCGCATAGTCTATGGTGTTCTTGGTGCCGCTTTTCTGTCCGTTCCAAACGGCAATAACACGAGCGGAATGGTCAACCATCCACTCATTGCGAACCTGGTAGCAACCTCTGTGGTAATGGGGACAGACGAACTTAACAAAGTCGGCAGCCTCCAAGATAGCGTGATACTGCTTTTGCCAAGCCTCATCAAACCGCTTTTCAAAACCCTCGTGGGGTGATGCAGCAATGAGCTTGATGGGTAGTTTTTTCTTGTCACGGAGCTTAAGAATAATCTCCGCTGCCCAAGTATCAGCACCGGGTGCCATACCCGTTATAAATACAGTCAGTCCATCGTCAATGGCTTTCTTGATTTCGGTTTCTAATCCCTTGATAACCATTCTCTCCGGCACGGACAATTTTTCAGGTCGATGTCCCGTAAAACAACACCTATGAACACGCTTTTCTGCTTCAGTCATATTCCTACCCTCAAAGTATCATTTTTTCTATTATAGCAGATATTTTGGAAAAAGACAAGCCAGTAGCATTAGAACTACGCTATAATAGACAACGACAGAAGTGGGTGTTTTGTGACAAAAATCTTATTCGTCATCATCAAAGCCTTCTTGGATGAATCCGTCATCATCGTCATCATCGACAACAGCAGAGTCTCCCAAGCCGAGTAAAGCCAAATCATCGGGGCGCGGTTTTCTACCTTTCTTGGTGTATAGATCAGACCACGGCAGCGGATATTTCATCTTTCGGTTATAAGCCAGTAGCATTGCTTCGGCATAACCGAGTGAGCCTGCCTTACGCTCCTTTGCGGTTCTACCAATATCTCTTGCGGAGAAATAACCCACCTTCTCCTTGAACAGATCGTCACGGAGTCTGTCCCCATACACCACGATGAGTGTTGCGATGCCCTTGAGCATATTAGAGGACAGCGAGTTTGCCTCACCTTCCCAGGTGGCAACGCATAGACGAATTGTGCGGTCAAGGACGTGGAATCCATACTTGTTATAAATAAACTCCAAGGAAGATATGGCGCAGATCGCACTTGGGCCTTTGGTCGAACCGATTACCAAATTGTATGACTCAACCAGGTCTTTAATGATGAGCTGCTCATCGTTGCCTGCCTCCAAGTTTGCCATAAAGATTTCGTATGGAACGAGCGGTTTTACAAACTTCTGCTGATTTGCAAAAATATCTGCCTCAAGCGTGTAGTCCATATCGTCATAAATCATACACCAGACTGGGGTCTCACGTGAGCCGGACACCGCTGCAACAATCTCAATGGTATGCTGACCATTAAATACGTAGTTAATGCCCTCACGACGACTTACCTTTACTGGGTTGATTTGGTGCAGGTCAAAGTGATCGACCGTGCGTTGGATGTGCGACACCGAAAGGTTACGCTGATAGTTCTGGTTCGATACCAGGTTCTTTATCGGTATCAGCTCAAACTTTACATCGGGTACGAAATAGCTCAAATCATCCATCGTTTTCATTTCATCCATTGTTATCACTCCTTCATAGCGTTCAGCATAATATCCACGGTGACCTTAAGGTTTATCAATTCCTTTTTGAGCCTGGACTTTGCTATTCCGCTTACTTTACTTAAGTCCGACACATTCCGAACTCGGTTGATTGAACTTACCCACGAGGGGACGGTGTATGTAAGGCTCGATATTTCTGCGTCCGGGTCATACTCCGGCATATTCTTTATCGCTCCTGTTGTTGATGGTAGTGATGCAGGAATCAAAGGTCGAGGACCCCTGGTTGCCTTGGTCTCAATCGACACGCTATTCTTACTCAATATCTCTCTTGCGTGGGAATAACTCTTTTTTCCGCTGTCATCGGAAAGGAAGCTCTCGGTAGCTATTTTAATTTCTGAAGGTGGCAGATGAACAATTGCATCCAAATGCTCGTGTGCTATGCGAACCTTACCAATCAAAACCTGGCGAACAAACTCAGGGCAAGACTCACGGATAACATCAATGTTCTGTGCAAAGATGCCGTATTTTCTAACGGTAGCGTGGCTCATATGATATTCAGCACCGAGTCGTTCTCGTGTTTGGGTTGCTGTTTCATCGTAGGGACGGCTTTCCTCGGTAACGATAAGGTTGCGACCTTTCCTTCGGTTGGTTTGCTTGATGTTTGCATACTTGTGAGCGCCGAGTACCTTTTCCATAAGGTAACGTTTGCCAACCAGGTACTTTCGCATTTCTTCCGGCAGATCGGTGCGTTCCAGTTGCTTTTTGCACAGCCAAGCCACGGCTTCTTCGTAGTGTTTAACCTTCAGTTTTTCAATGCGAAAAGGAATATTATATCGGGTACAAATCTCATAATGCTCGTAATGATAAAGGAGTGTCCCGTTCCAAACCTTAAGGTGAGCTGTACACCCTTGGTTTCGGATAGTGTTTTCAATCTCCAATGACTCGCTCAAAGAATGAGGATGTACCAAGAATTGAAATTCAGAATTCAGTTTTAATGTATGCACTTGTAAGTCACTCATTGCTGTATCACCTGGTTCCCCTTGATGGCAACAGCATCTTTCATATTAAAGTGTGCGATGCTCTGTCCCTGGATGAATTCACCATTTAGGCGATAACTGCATCCGTCCTTCCATTCGGGGCAAACCTCTCGGAGCTTACGAACCAGGGGTTTGCTGTATAGCTCGTAACAGACACCGTGTTCCAACTTCTCATAACGAACACGATGTACGCCCTTATCGTCCAACTGTCCACGTATAATCCCCAGAGTCTTTTCTCCGGGGTTGACGATAAGCAAAATACACTCTGGGTCTCCCAATGCGTGAAGTGTTTTCTTATGTATGCGGATACGGTCCTTTGACAAATCAACCAGTATGGTTGCAGATGAATTATCTGTCATAGTAGTCCTCCTTCTGGCGAAGATGAACCATCCGC